GCCCAGAGCTCCCGCCGTCACCCAGGTAGAAGGCTACGCGGTCGGGTAGCCGGCGTTCGCCGGCGTGCCGTCGCTGGACTTCTGCAGCCACGCCTTGATCTTGCCCGTGGTCGGCGTCCCCGAGTCGGGGGTCAGCTTGGCGGCGAGATACCGCCGAGTGCACAGGTGGGGCGGGACACGCCCGATCATGTGCGAGGTCCCGGCCAGCAGCGCAGCGGTCAACAGCCGGCGGGTGACAACCACCTCCTCGCTGCCACCGGACGCGCCGGTGCTCGAGCACACGAGGTCGACGTCGTAGTAGGTGGCGACGTCGGAGTTGGCGTCGTCGACCTGGATCCAGAACTCCAAGGGCTCTCCGACCGCCGGGTCTCCGGGGCTTGTGACGCCCTGGTCGTACGGCTTCGAGCCGTACTCGGGACTGGCGTTGAAGAGCTGTCCTCCTGCAGAAGTGAGCTCGTGCTCGTAATCGATGATCATGTTGGTCTCCTGTTTCTGTTCTCCGTGACCGTTAGGACACGGTGGACTCGTTGCTCGAGATACCGTCGCAGGCCACGACCGGCAGCCCGAGGATGTGGGGGACGAACGTGTCGTAGTACTGCTGGATGGTCAGGCCCGAACCGACGGCGGTCAGCGCCTGCAGGTGCAGCGCGCTCACGATCTCGCGCCGGGTGTAGATGACGCGCCGGCAGCCCTCGAGCGGCGGCATCCCGTTGAGCACCGGGATGAGCCCCTTGAGGATGGTGGCGCTGGTGTCGGCGAGCGCGACGCTGATGTCGATGTTGCAGTACCGGCCGATGTGGCGCGGGTCCTCGACGGAGAGGCCCACCCACCACTCGTACTCGGTGACGAACGCCGACATCGGATTGCTGTCGGCATCGAGCACGTCCCGCTCGCCCTTGTCCATCTCCTGCAGACCAGCGGTGGTCTCGGGCGGGTAGATGCCGTGTGCGCCCGCCTCGCCCCAGTCGACGATGTACATCGACGTGGTGTCACCGCCGCCTGGGCTGCCCTTGCTCGCGACGTACGATGCGGTGATGGCGGTGGCCAGGGTCTCGAGGCGCCGCTGCAGGCCGGTGAAGCAGGACTCGTCGCTCGCCTCGTTGCCGTAGAAGATCTGGGTGGCCATCTCGTTGGACATGGCCCGGAGGAACCGGTCGGACTCCTTCGCGCGGTGCGCGTTGAAGTCGCGCACGACCTTCGCCGTGCGGGTGTGCACCTCGGACCGGCCCTCGAGCACGCCGATGGTGTCCACCTGCTGCTTGGTCGTGCCCTTGGAGCGCGTGATGCCCTTGTTCAGCTTGCCCCACGCCACGGTGGGCAGCGACACCTCGATGGTGACCCGGTGCCCCAGCGGAGCGTTGCTCGCGTAGAACGGCATGTCCTGCAGGATCGGATTGGTCTGAGTCAACACCTTCGCGATGCGCGCCGCAGCGCCGCCCTTCGGGTCGGTCTGCTTCGCAACATCGAGCAACGTCATGCGGTCCATACCCATGGCACTCTCCTGTTACCCGCGTCCCATCCCCATTCCCTTGGAGCTCGGGAAGCGAGCGTCATTGAGCTCGGCCTCGGTGAGTTCAGCGCCTACCTGGCTGCCCCGAGCGCCGGCGGTTGTGTCCTCGCGGATCGCCTTGCCCACTTCCGCGAACGCCCGTACGAGCGATGGGAGGTTGTCCACGCCGTACTGGCGGAGGTCAGCGGCGAGCTGCTTCCCTCCGTATCGATTGACGGCCGCCTGGAACGCCGCGAGGTTGGCGTCCAGATTCGCGCCGCCGAACTTCGGGTCGGCCTTCAGGTCGTCGAACCAGTCCTTCCCCTGCTGTTTCCAGGCCTCGACGGCGGCGTCGCCGGCGCCCTGCTGGAACTTGAGGAAGCCCTCCGCGAGCTTGGACGCGGACTCGCTGTTGAGCCCGGCCTCCTTCGCTGCGGACTTGTACCAGTCCAACACCTTCGGGTCGGCCTCGACCCCGTCGGGCAACTTCACCTCGAGGGCGGCATCGGTGCCCTTCCCGCCATCTGCGGGCGCTCCCGCGCCGGCCTCTTTGCCCGAGGGTTTCGTCTGGGTGCCCTTGTCACCCTCGCCGGGTCCGTCCAGAGCCGAGGTCCTCGTCGAGGAGCCTCCCTGCTCTGCCGGTTTCCCGCCGCCCTGGTCGCCTGCCGCCGCCGGCCTGGCGCCAGCGCCGACCGTCCCGCCCTGGCCGGTGGTGGCCGAGGTGCCGGTGGTGTCAGCCGTCGTTCCGCTCATTGGGTTTCTCCTGTCGTTGAAGCGCGGCTGCATGCCGCGCCCGTCCGTTCGATTCAGCCTCGGCCGCGTGCCACGACTCGAGGCAGTGCATCTGCGACTCGTACTTCAGCCGGCGAGCGATCTCCTGCATCCCGTCGAGAAAGTCGGAGTGCCTGGTCGACGCCCCTCCCTCGCGGATCGCGGGGTCGAGACAGCGCCAGCCCCACTTGCAGATGGAGCCGATGACAACCTCGTACACGAACCTGCGACCGGTCTCGGTTTGCATCACCGCCCGCAGGACCTCTGCCTCGTCCTTCGACAGACGCTCCACCAGGATGTCTTCCAGCCTCGAGCTCACGCGGCACCCCCGTTACCGACACCGAGCCCAGCGACGGGCGCCATCATCCCCGCGAGGTCCTGCAGGCGCTGCGGCTCGACGCCGGCGAGGTTCTTGGCCCCCTCCGTGGCCGCCAGCATCGCCTGCCCCTGCTGCTGTGCCTGCCGCTGCTCGGCCTTCGCGGTGCGCACGGCGGTCACCTTCTTCTCGTCCAGCACGAGCTCGGGGCGCACGCCAAGCATGTCGGCGACCTCGTCCACGATCTTGTCGGCGTCGAGCTTCTCGACAGCGTCCACCTTGCCGGCCTGGGCCAGCAGCATCACGTTCGCGATGAGCTCCCGGATGCCGGCGATGCCGGTCATCTTCTGCGCCTGGTGGAGCACCGAGATCATCTCGACGGTCACCGACTCGCCCATGAGCTCCTCGGGCGGGTCCGGCAGCCACCCCGCGCGCTCGAGCGTGTAGTAGGTGCGCGTCACTGATGGCTCGAGCAGCCCGGTGTTCAGGTTCTGCAGCATCGGCCCGAGCTGCACGCTGATCTCGTTGCGCCGCTCGGAGATCTCGAACGCGGTCCGCGGCTGGGCGCGCTCGTCGCGCAGCATCGCCAGCCAGAGGTCGCTGTAGAACGCGGCGTGCACGCGCTCCTCGTGGTCGTCCACGTTGCCCCTCGAGGCCTCCATCTGCCCCGGCTGCACCTCCATCACCGGCTCTACGAGACGGCCGGTGCCGTGACGTTTGCCGTAGCTGACCGCCCCAGGCACGAGTGAGACGCGGCCGTCTCGCAGAGACTCGTCCGCCACCGTGGGCGGGTCGGCCGCCTTGTCGAATAGCTTCGTCTTCACGCGCTCGGCCCGCTGCAGCGCCTTGCAGTCCGACTTGCACTCCCAGCCGGGCGAGCCGCGGCCGTACGTCTCTCCATCGCGTGCGTTCCACCGCGGGGCGATGATGGGGTTCTCTTCGTAGCCCGAGTCCCGCAGGAGCTCGCGCACCTCCGTGCCGACCTGCCACCACTGCGACGCGTACGCCTTGCCCTTCGGACCGATGGCGCCCGGCTGGTAGTCTCGCCGCGGGTACACCGCGTGGCGGACATCGAACTCCTGGTCGTACTGCTTGCGACGGTACGCGTCCTGGGCCGACACCGAGAGCGCAGACAGGTCGGGCTCGGCTCCATCGCGGGTGCAGAACTCCTGCACCAACTGCCGCACGGACATCCGGAACTCCCGGAAGCAGGTGTCGACGTCGTTCTCGCTGTTCACGTCGAGGCAGTACCCGCCCGGCGGGAACTCCTCGAACCGCACCCCGCCACTCCGGTGTGGCTCCTCGAACATGCAGCTGGTGGCGATGCAGCTGAGGTCCGGGTAGATGGCTTGGGCCAGTTGCTGGTAGAACCGACTGCGCATCAGCGCCTGCCGGATGACGCGCTCGCACTCGGCCAAGTAGCCTTTGACTGCAGGCACCTCACTGAGCCCCGGGGGCGTGGCGGCGAGCCGAAACCAGATGCGGCTCGGAGAGGTGATCGACGACATGAACCCGGCGCACATCGTCCGCATGGCGCGCGTGGGCGTCGAGTTGATGATCGCCGTGTCCTTCGCGGTCGCCTTGTTCTTGTCGCTCAGGTTCCACCGCGGCCGGTAGGGCAAGATCTGCTCGAAGATGGACCGCCAGTCCTCCAACCACTCTGACCGCTTCGACTTGAGCCGGTCCCACCCCTTGTTCAGCTCACCGATCAGCTGGCTGTTGCTCATGTCACTGCCCCAGCAACGCCTTGCCGGTCAGGGCCGGCGCGAAGGAGGTCTTCCCGGTGAGAAACGTCCCCGCCCGGCCCTGGCTCGAGCGGATGCGGCGCTCGAGCTCGGCGTACGCGAGGGCGTTTAGCTGCGCCTTCGCGGTGTCCGGCGGAGCTGGTGGCTTCTGCGGCTTTGGGATCTTGGGGGCGCCCATTGGTCACCTCATGATGTCAGGTCGTATTCGGTGATGGCCATGTTTGGACCCACCCGCGTCTC